GGTTTGAAACGCAGGGCCAACAATTCCAAACAGTTTGTCGTTATCGACTAGCACGTCAAAGAACCCAAACATAAACACGAATACCATTGACAGCACAGTAAGCGACAGAGTGACGGACGCAATAAGCGTCACCCATTGGGATAATTGCTCTCTGCTCATTTTGCTGCCTTTGACAATAAATCTGTCTTGTTTTGGGAACTTGCGGATGAGCCAAAGTAATAAGAAATAATGCCTGTCCAAGCCGTACCCAATGAACCAAGCATCATCAAAATGGCAGGGTTGCTGCTGTCAATCTTGTTAAAAAACATCAACACCATAATGCTAAAAAAGCCAACGGTCACAGCACCAGCCAACAAAGGCGGCACTATTGACTTGGTTGAGGATTGCATATCCCGTGCTGATTTGCGGTCTTCAACTTCCAACTTTTCAAAGTTAAGACCAAGTTCATTGGCTTGTTTCTGCAACTCAATTTCAGCAAGTTTTATTTGAGCAATTTGGTCTGCTGTTAACTTGCCTGATTCAATAGTCTTTTGTGCGTCTTCGGGCGAGATACCCATGACTTTTGCCACCATTCCATAAGCCAACGACCCAAATGGGCCACCCATTGCGGTTGCAATAGTAGGTGCGATTTGTTTTAACCAATCCATCAGAATTTTCCTTTCATTGCAATTACACCCCAAGCCACCAGCGTAAATATGGCAGCAGCTACCAGTATGCAAAGCCCCATTGTGATGGCCTCGTCTATTTCTTGCTTGCGGTTCTTAGCCGCTTTAGCGTCCAGTATCTCCTGCACTTTCCTGCGCTGCACTATGCTGTTGCGCTCTAGCACTATTTGTGTCCACAAAGCACTTTGGCCTTGGTTAATAAAGTGCCACTTTAATTCTTCCTCGGCTTTATTGAGTTCATGCAGTTGCATGACGGTACTCATGGCCTGACTGGTATCTGAACTGTATTTTTTCTTTGGGTCTTTGACCGCCTGCTTTGCAACAACGTCCTTGGCATCAAAGAACTTCATCACATCGCCAGTGATGCCCTGCACATCCTTCCCTAGCTTTATGGCTGCTTGAATACCTTTGACAGCACTCTGTGCTACTGCAAAAGCCGTGAATGGGTCAATCATGGCGCTCTTTCTTAACCACCTCCAGCACCCAACGACACACCCGCCCGTCTTTGTCTAAAAACTCATTTGCCCCGTATCTTTCACTCGGCAGCACGACACGGCACACCAACACGATTTTTTGTTCCGTGTTGGGCCATTGAATCTGAGCAGAGGCGAGTGCATCAATCACTTATCCACTTTGGTGTCGAGTTTGTCAAAAATCTTGCCAAGCATTTCTTTAACTTCTCGAATGTCGTTGCGGTAATCGTCTTTACTCAAGTAGTGCATTGGCATATTCCGCACATCGGTATCAAGGCGCTCGATGGCCTTGGTGATGCCGTTAAGTGTCCACCCACCGAGAAACGCTGCTAGTCCAAGGGCCGCATTAAAGAATACCTGATAGTCCATGACTACACTGCTGGCGCTGGAGTCTCAACCACTACGTCAGGCACTACAACGGCTGCTGCGGCTTCCTCGGCCTGTAATGCCGCTGCCTCTGCTGCCTGTTGTGCCGCCACAGCAGCATCGTGTGCAGCCTGTTCGTCAGCGGTGTACTCGACCATCTTGGTTTCGCCTGTTGTTGCGTTAACTTCAATTCTATGTGTCATGGCATCACCTGTTTAATTTCATCTACTGTAACCGATGCGTCAATAGCTGTCTGCATCTCAGCATACTTGGTACGAATAACTGCACGGGCGGCTTCTGCTGCCGCTGCCTCAGAGGGGATGGTTGCCTTGATGTCTAAAGGTGCAAACTCAGCAGACCGAGCATTGCGTCTAGCATCATGGGCTATGTTCTTTGCTTTGGTGATGTTTATGGTAATCATGCAGCCTCCGAGCCGTTAGGCGAGTATTCCCATGCGTTACGAAATGTGCGGTCACTTGGCACTTCGTCGTCATTGACAATGCGGTAGGCAACTCCAGCGGGAACATCCTTTGCAGCTACTTCCTCTATAGACAATTCACCTGTTGGGGTGATGATTGCAACGCCTGTTTCTGTTTGGTAGATTATTTTCATGATTGTTCCTTATCTAAAAAATGCCACATTTACATACGTACCATCAGTTCCGTTAAATAGATAATTAGTAACTAAAAGTCTATACGCAGCCGTTGTTCTTGCTGTAGTAGCTTCAGCCTGAAGTCTTGCATCGGTTCCGACAATCGACCCTTGACCACACACTGCGAAATTTGCATCAGACATTGCAGTAGTAAAATTAACCGTGTAATCACCAGTACCGTTATCCGTAATACTCGACACATTCCCGCTTGCACGAATAGCCACAGTGCCAGTGCCGTTGAAGTTTACCCAAGCACGGCACGAGTAGTTGATTCCATCTACATTGGTTGATGGGTTTACAGACCCACCCGCATTGGTTGTTACACCCGCTGACCCATCAATTATTACTGACATAATTTAGCCCTCGTACAAAATGTTAACTGAACCCGCATCAAAGGTGTCTGTGCCGTTGACTGTGGTGATGCGAACTCGATCAAGTGTTGCAGCAGTTGTTTTTGTTCCTGCTGAAATAGTTACACCATCTGTACTGTTATAAAAATTACCTGTGCCTGTCCATGCTGAACCAGTTACAAGCGTAAAAACAATATTTCCGCGCCAAGTATCAGAAGCCGCACCAGAAGTGGATAAACCAAATCCGCTTGTATATATAACCCCACGGGTTGTGTTGTTTGTTGTTGATATAAGCCCCACCATTGTTGAATAACCAGTCGTTTCAACGCCGCTTGATGTCCCCAGTTGAACTTGTATAACTGATGTTCCGCTTACGCTTACCCCGCTAAACATCACGGTAATCCGCTTCACCCAAGCAGGGATGGATGTAAAGTCAATCGAAGTACCCGATGTGGATGCCACAGCCGTGCCTTGGGTAATCCGCTGCATCTGCGCCCGTGACGCATTGCTATCAGTACCAAAGAACTGACCGTTGTACTCAATGTTGCCTGTGGCTGCTGTGCCAATCAGTGTGTCAGAAGTTAAAACAAGTATTGCCATGATTAGCCCTCGTAAAGAATATTGACGCTGCCAGCATCAAAGGTGTCTGTGCCGTTGACGGTGGTGATGCGAACCATGTTTAATGTTCCTGCAAGAGTGACAGTTCCATATAAAATTATTCCTGCGGTAGCTACATATTGATATGAGCCAGTTCCAATCCATGTATTTCCACTAATGTTATTAAAAACAATAGCACCAGAACGAGTCCAAGAAGCATTGTTATCACCAACGCTATCAAAACCAGCAGTAGAAGAACCAGAGCCACCATAAACTGCTCCAAGATTAGCAGCAGATGTTGCATATCCAGTCGTTGTTGGAGAACCACTAGTACCTAACTGAAATCTTATGAGAGAAGTTCCATTTGTAGAAACTCCGTTAATTATTACAGTAATCCGCTTAACCCAACTAGGCAACGAAGTGAAGTCAATCGAAGTGCCGCTTGTAGAAGCAACAGCAGTCGACAAGACATTGGCTGAACTTGTCGCAGTAGCAGCAAGCAAGGTCAGCGTGTTTGTACCCGCAGCCGCAGGTGCTGCTACTGTTACAGCCCCGCTGGTATCTCCTGAAATAATTACAGACGACATATATTTCCTTTACAAAATGACCCAGCGTGAGCCAGATGGAACGGTGACTGCAACAGTTGTATCAACTGCACCACTGAGTGCTGTCTGCGAGGGGCTGACAACATAAGTACCGACACCGCCAGTACCAGAAGCAAACGAACTGATTGTAGTGCCTACGGTCACATTAGTGCCGGATATTTCCGCACCCACATACAGTGTACCGCTGGCAACCGCAGTGATTGTCAGGATCGTGCCAAGGATCGACCCAGTGCCTGAGAACGCACCAGCAATCGTGATTGGCCCTGTGGACATGGCATTCTTGCCAGAGGAGATGCTGTACGACACGGTGACTGTCTGATCGTTCTCGTAAAAGATCGAGTTGCCACCGCTGCCCGATGCACCGCCGCCCAATGGCCCCCAAGCCGATGCGCCGTAGCCCTCAAAGGTGCTGAGTGTGGAGTTGTAGCGCAGCATACCTGTGACAGCCGTAGGGCGCTGTGGAGTCGTTCCCACATTAACCTTGGCAGCACCTGTACCTGTGAAGTTGACCTGCCCTGAGAATGTGACCGTACCAGTGGCTGACAGCGTGGTGAACGCGCCAGTGTTGGGGGTGATGTCACCAATGGGAGGGGGTGAACCCATAGACGCAGCATCTAAGGGGATAGAAATGTTGTCCACGGTGTACAGCAGCACATCGGCAGCAGTCTTGACCACAAACTTGTAGCTGGTGGTGTTAATCAGCCAGATGTTTGCCTGACCATACGAGTCCAAAATGATTGGATTGGTATTGGCTGTGCCAGCAGAATAGTCGGTGTATGTGGCGATAGGCGTTGAAGTGCCAGCCGCATAGGTGTAGATTTTGCCGCCAACAAGGGGCAGTCCATCCGATCCGAAAATCTGTTGTTTGGGGGAGGGGGTTAAACCAGCCATAAGATTAGTCCTTGGTTATTGTGTAAATTGGCCCGTTGGATTGGCTGTTGTCATTCCCGATGCTTCTAGTCTTGGAGGAAGCGCGTTTTGATCGGCTGACAGTTGCGACAATGCTGGTGCTACACGAGTCCCAACACGGCCTGCCAATTGATTTGTAGCTTCTTGCTGACCTTTTCGTGCCATTGCTTTCTCAATTGATTTAGCTGCCACAGCGGGGTTTAGCATTTCACGAGCCAGTTCCATTGCTAATTTTTCATCAACGTGTCCAAGTAGCTTTGACACCACTACATTGTAAAGGGTGACTGCTCGATTTAACAATGATGCTGTTGGAGCAAGACCTGATTCTTTACCTGCCTCTGTTGCACTTTGAATTGATTTTGGACCCTTGCCCCCCGCACTGGCAAGTCTTTGGTATTCAGCTTCACGGGCTAAATCGTCACGCACAGAATTAATTGCGGTTAACTTGCGATCATCTAGCCCTTTTGTTAAATCCGCAATTCGTGCCTCAACTGCCAAGGCGTTAGACCCCGGTGGTAAAGGTGGGGCTAATTTGTTGCCACTGGCTTTTGCCATCTCGTCAATCTTTGCTAACCGCTGCACGTCCTTGTCGATGACATCAAACCTTTGACGCAAATTCATTCCAGCGTTATCGTAAATGTCAACAGTGCGCCCATACTCTTTCATAAAGTTGGCGTGTGACATACCACCCTGTGCAACCTTTTTACGATAGATGTCTTCAATGCCCGTGCGACCAATTTTCATTGCGTCAGGGTTGTTGCCAAACAATGTTATGAATTGACGCGCCTCGGACTCAGCGTTTGGATTAAAGTATTTAGCAATGACATCCTCTGGACGCACCCGCCCTTCGCCAATGCTTGTCTTCTTAAATAGGTTTGCGTTTACGCCTTCCTTAAACTTTGGAGCGTATTCTGTGCGATATTTGCTGACAGCTTCTGCATAAAGTGTCTTAGCATCATCAGCCAAGGTGGTGCTTTTACCAATAGCGTCATCAATTGCGCTGTGCAACTGACGCAGGTTTTTTATGGTTGTTGCCGCCATTGGGGTGTTGCCCGAACTAGCCGCAGCAATGTCTGCGTTGATGGCCTTGCGAACATCGTCAAGGTCTTGCAGTGTAGCCTCGGGAGTGGCCCGTGCGGGTACTGGAGGCTTGGCTGTTTTAAATCCAGCTTTACCAACAGTGACCGCCGCAACTTCGGGCGCTTTAGGCAAGAACCCACGCAATTTACGCACAGTGTCTGGTGCTGTTTCCGTAGCAAACTCGGATAACTTACGGTCAAGGATGCGCTCGGCCTCACTAACCACATTGGACACATCAATCTTGGCATCACCCGCTGCATCAAACGCAGCCTTGTATGCTGGTCGCACAACATTTGCCTTGACTGCCTGTTGTTCTGTTTTGGCTGCTGCAATTAAAGCATCACCAACTTCAGTCGGACTAACATCGACTAAGTTTCGGTCAATCTTTGCAATAAGTTTGTCAGCAACTTTCTTAAATCTATCAGCCACCCGAGTATCTTGTGCTATCCGTGCTTGATTCGATTGGGCTGACGCAGCCGCATAATCACTTGCAGCATTGGGCAGTTCCGACAAGTTTCTTCCAAATGCTGAGAATTTGGCACTTCCCGCAGGTGCTGCAACTTGAGCCGCTGTTGGCGCAGAACCCGGAACAATGGTTGCGGTTTTTGAGGTTAGCGCGTTAACAATGTCACGCCCCATCCCCTCAACTGCGTCAAGGTAAGTTGACGATTTTAAGTCGGACAATTTACGGATAAAGTTAACGCCACCTTTAACAGCGGGAGCAAGTACCGATGGCACTAATGCGCCAATGACTGCACCAGTATCTGCATCTTCGGGATTAACTGCCGCAGCAGACGCACCACCTACAACAGCACCACCCCCCACACGAGCAGCCACATTAGCAGCACCCGGCTTCAGCGCAGTCTGAAACCCCCCAGTCTCAATAGCTGTGGCTACTGGTATTAAGTATTTTGCAAGTGCTGGTGTTAATTTGGCAGCAGCTTTGATAGGTTCTGCAATTACACCACCTATCGGTAATGTGCCAACTACTTGACCACCAACTCGACCAACATCCGCACCCAATGAATCGCCGTACTGCTGTGTGTATTGTGCTTTTTGACGGGAAGCTTCCTCACGAGCGCCTTTGATGCCCAAAGCCTCTGTTGCTGCAATATAGCCAGTATCGGTAATATCTTGGAGTCCGCGATAGAACCCAACAGACGAGGAGTACAACGCTTTTAGCGTAGGGTTTGATGGTGCTACTGCATACGGAGATGCACCCATGTCTTTACGGGCAGTAGGAATACCGGAAGCCGTTGCTGCTGGCGCTGCTACGGCAGCAGGTGCAGCATCGTCTGTCAACCATTTACCGCCAACAAGATACGCCTTTGCCCCATCCTTATTAGTAGCAGACTGAGTAATGGGCTGCCATTGATCTCCGACCAAGACAACACGATCACCCGTTTCGGGATTTGTTGCAGTTTGCAAGCCCATAGTGCGCCTTTAATCTTGAGTGAAGCCGGGAGGAGGTGCAACTGATGGTACAGCAACATCACCCGATGCCATGTCCGAGGTAACAAACTGATCTTTACGCGCTTTCATTATTCGCAACACTTCTCTACCCGCTTGTTTACGAATTTCTGTTGGCAATGTGGTATCAGCTAGTTGACCTGCTGCTTGTTTGTACGATGTAGTATCTGCATTTGACTGCGGACCTTCAAAACGCGGAACCATTTTGAGCGCAAGGTCGGCAATGGGTTGCAATTTACCTGCGGCAATGTCACCTTTTGTGGCCCGACCAAATACGCGATTACCAACATCCACAGCTTTACCAAGATAGCTGCCAGTAGATTGGTCAATAAGACCACCATCTTTGGTGACTTCAGAAAGCTCGCTAATAGCAAGACCAAGGTCTTTACCAAGTTGTTTCTTTTGTAACTCAGCTTTAGCAAAGGTTCCACTTGGTTTACCTGCACCCTTAACAGTGCCGATAACTTGACCAAACTTATTAAAGTTTGTTACTGTGCCATCGTCACCAACTGTTTGCTTTGCCACAACAGTTGGGTCTTGCTCGTTGGCAAGACGGTCTTGTGCAACTTTAAGATTCCCTTGTGCAGATACATCAGCAAATGTTGGAGTCTTAGAAATAGTAGGTATGTTTTTTATGCGTTGTCCGTAACCCGGCAACGCAGGGTTATCTTGGATTGAAATAATCTCACCACCAGTGTCTTGACGAATGGTTTTTGGCAACATAAAGCCCAGCTTGTCCTTTGCATCAAGGATTTGAATAATACTTTGCGCCCGAAAATTTTTAAAATCTTCCGGTGTTATATTTAACAATGCTTCAATTTGAGAGTTGGCAGTTTGTTCATCAAAATGCCCATCTTTTAACCCCTCTTTTATTTTTTGGATGGCTAACTCTGGCGTGGAAGCAGAACCAACAGCACTCCATGCGTAATCCAATTTTTTCTTTTTAAGACCAAAATCACGTTCTAAGGTTTGTGATTTTACGTTAGCTAAGTTTGCTGCGGCTGCATCTTGATCTGATAATGTTTTAAGGTACTCGCGCCCAGTTTTTCCGTATTGCAAAAGCCCCGCACGGTTTTCGGGTTTTGCAAGGTCAGTTTTTCCACTAAGGAAATTACGCAGTCCCACTTCCTCTTGCAAACCACGCTGGTACTCATCCATCTTCATTCGATTGAGTTGGTTTGTAGAACTAGCCTGCTCCAATTGCTGCATCTGCGCGTACTGGGCAAACGGATCAACGGGCGCTTTGAATTGTGCGCCTTGGGCAATAAGTGCGTTTAGATCAGCCATTATCGGATTCCTCCACCATCAATTCGATACTGGCTTGGTTGCTGACTAGCCAAATATTTGTCAAAGTTTTGCTGGTTCTGATACGCACTTGCCATAGTACCCAGTGCATTGTTCAAAGTGTTACCCACACCTAATTGGCCTGCTGCTTGGGCTTGCCCACCCTGTACCATTAGGTTGCCAGCGTTTGTACCATACTGACCAGCATTAGCCGCAGCACCAGCCGCAGCCGCTTGACCTGATGACATTAAGCTGCCAAGGGGTGCAAGTTGGTTAGTTCGATTAGTTTGGTAACGGTTGTATGCGTTGCCGTATTCTTGCGATCCCATGTCTTGACCATAGCGAGTAGCGGCCTTAAGTGCGCCACCAGAAATCAAACCACCACGGGCGGCAGCTTGACGGTCAAGGGCTTTTTGCCCCTCAGACAATCGAAATGCGTAGCCGGGGTCTGCTTGGAAGTCAGACATCCCGAAGTCTTTGGAGTACCTGCCGTAACCTTCGGCTCCAGTGTTTGCACCTAGCCCCAAGAGTTCCATCAATCGGTTTTGACCAGTTACACCAGCCTCACGATAGGGCGCAGACATCCGCTGCTGCTCGTCAAACATTTGTTTTTGGAGTGCTGCTGCACGGTCTGCTGCATCGGCTTGTGTTCTAGCAGCATCACTAGCACCTTTTGCGGCTAGTCCACCACCAATAATTGAACTTCCAAGAATTGCTGCGCCAGTACTAATCGGTTCAGGCATGATCTGTCTCCCATTCGTCAAAAGTTTCAAAGGCATAAAACTCTCGTATCTCACGAGACACTTTACGCATATGGTCAAATCCACCAATCAAAAATGCAGTGGCAATATGAATTTCTATTCCAAAATTACGAATGTGAAATGCAAGATTACGCAAGTGTTTTTCCTCACTTCTACACATTTCATTGGCATCGTGAAACCCGTTAATTGCAGCCATGATTAGGGGCTGGTAATAGGTGTAGTTTGCCACAAACCAAGGGTTTGCGGGGAGTACAAACATCAACGAGGTAAACACCCGATTTATGTGGTTGTCCTCAACCACGACATCTTTGTCTATCAAATCGTCCCATAATTCTACGGCATCAAATAAACAATTCAGAAAATCAAGAGCTTGCTGGTTGCCTAAACACCAGTTCCGCTTGTTTTCTTGATTGGCTACTTGCCATTCCTGAGACATGACGGGCATCAGATTATTCCAAAAACAGGTTTAATAAAAATCACGAGATTTCCCTTCCGCTGACGCGCATATTGATGGCGCTGGCTGTTCCTGCAATTGTGGAGATAAACCCGCCAGATGGCAAGATTTGCCCAACAATCTCAGGGAAGATGTAAGTCTCAGACGCAGCCAAGGACTTGGCCTTGACAATCAAGTTGTCGTTACTAGCTGTGCCAGTGGAAGTAATCAGGTTGACGCTGATCGTAGCTGCCGAGCCGCTGTAATTGGTGGCTGTGAATTTGTCAATGATCGTGGTAACGCCATTGGCAATGTATTGAGTCGTTTGAGTATCCTCAACGGTCTTGGCGGGAACTAGGTTTTTGGCGGTTACAGTCATCGAAGCACCTTTTACAAAATGACCCAGCGGGAGCCTGACGAGACTGTCACTGCCTTACCGCTTGCAATCGTGATCGGCCCAGCCGACATTCCTGAATTTCCAGTAGCAATAGTGTAACTGACTGAGACTGTTTTGCTGTTAACTTGGATGCCATTGCTAGAAATCATAGCCAATGATGTCAATTCGCCCGTAGACGGCTTGTACAGCAGATTGGCGTTGCTGGTGTTAGCTGTTGTCAAAGAACCGCTAGTAGCTGCCGCAAACAATGGATACACATTGGTGGCGGTAGTTGTGTCGTTGGTGATTGTTGCCCCACCACCACTACTACCACCAGTTTGTTTCAAACTTCCAGTGGTATCGTATGTACCATCAGTTGTCCATGTATCACCAACTTGCAAAGTAACTTTAACAATCACCCTTGTGCTTGCGGTATTTAGATAGCCGACAGTTATTGTTACTGCGGCGGTGTCATTGTTCTCTACTGTGATTGTGTTTATGATTCTTCTGGTAGAGGCTGCTGGTGCAGAAACCGCAGTTACTGCCGTAGTCCCATTCAAGACACCATCGTTTGCACCTTCTGTAAAAGAAGTGCCATTGTTATCTGCGTATGCTGCTGTAAAACTTGGGTTTGTTGTTGCAGCCGCGCCCGACATAACTATCGTTATGGACTTTGATGTTGTGTCTAAAACTATCATACTTTCCTTAGTTTAAGAACCATGCAAAAGCATAGGCATTGGTAGTCGAAGATGCAACAGAAGCCCAAGATGTATCTGTCCCATCGGTAGTTAGATACTTGCCTGAATTAGTTGCTTGACTAGGGGCTAGTGCATTAAAAGCCGCATTAGCCGTAGTTTGCCCTGTGCCACCATTAAGAATCGGCAAAGCTGTTCCAGAGTAGGAAATAGCCAAAGTGCCTGAACTTGTAATCGGTGAGCCTGTGACAGACAAGAACGATGGCACAGTCGCAGCCACCGAGGTGACAGTGCCACCGGGATTGCTTGAATTGATTGTTTGGTTAGGCCAACTGCCTGTGATCGTGACATTCGTACCCGCTACTAGCGCAGGGGTTGCCGTACCACTACCACCATTAGCAACAGCCACGATCCCAGTCACATTCGATGCTGTGCCTGTGGTATTTTGGTTAAAGGTGGGCCAAGTAAATGTGCCTGTGCTAAAGTTGCCTGACTGCGGTGTACCCAAAATGGGAGTGACCAAAGTGGGCGAGGTGGCAAATACCAAAGAGCCAGAGCCTGTCTCGTCTGTAACCGCCGTTGCTAGATTGGCACTAGACGGTGTAACAAGAAAAGTTGCCACCCCAGTCCCCAAGCCCGTGACTGATCCTATTGCTGGTGTTGCTGTGGTATTGGTAACGCTAGTGACTTGGCCTTGGGCATTCGTAACAAACACTGGTATATCAGTGGCAGAACCATAAGTGCCAGATGTACCAGTGTTGGTAATTGAAAACTGATTGGTGCTAAGGGTTAACCCTGTACCAGCCGTATAAATCTGGACAGCGGCAAACTCAATAAAAACAATCGAGGTTGTACCAACCACAATTGGCAAAGCAGTCTGCTGAACCCATGATGTATTGGCGTTGGTAGTGCCAGCCAACACTAAGAACAAGTCGCCTTGGTCGATTTCATTAGTACCTGTGCCGCTGGTATCGTAATCAGTAGCACGGGTCAAAATGTAAGGCAAAGACGCAGTACCAGCTTGGGTTAGCGTGTAAGCCCCGTTGTTTGCGCCTGCTACTTCATCTTTGACCAAAATGCGCTTACCAACATCACCCACGACAAAGGTGTACCCATCAATGGTTAAAGTTCCGTTGGCGTTAGCCGTCAAAGTTGCACCAACACCACTACTGCCATTGTTGTAGGTGTTTGCCGCTAAAGCAGTCGTGCTTGCGTAGTTACACGCTGGATGGAAATTGATACCTGTGGCAATACTGTCGGCATAGGACTTATTGACAATATCACTGCTAGATACAGGGCTAGTTGTAATTGTTCCAGTTGTCAGCCCAATTGAAGAAATATCTGTGTTTACACCTTTGAGCGCAAATGGAGCGCCCGTAGCCACCGTAGCCCCAGTACCACCGTTAGTCACAGCCAATGTGCCACCAAGGGTAATAGTGCCGCTAGTGGTAATTGGGCCACCAGCAGTGGTCAGCCCCGTTGTGCCACCTGATACATCTACCGATGTGACCGTGCCTGAACCACCGCCAGCAGAAGCTGGTACAAAAGGAGGCGCAAGTTGCAGGTCATCCAATGATGTCTGGTTATTGCCGCCGCCTGTTAAATTGAAAATATTGAGAAAAAACCGATACCACTCACGCGACATCAGGCCCGTCCGAGAATCGACAAATTCGACTCGTGACGAGGGTATGCTGGTTATATTGAGATTTTCAGGCATTTGTTGGGCTAACGATTAGTTCAGCACCCACGATAACCATCTTGACTGGATCAGTGCCAGACACCTCATAAACACGGTCACGCAGCTTGAGGGTCATGCCCAAACGCCGCCAAAACACCCGCTTGAAGTATTCACCAATCTTGCCCATTTTTGACCAATGCTCACTAGACCATGTGTGACCACCATCATCAGACCAACGAAGCATAATTTCAGGGTCATCTCCTTGGCCTGTGACTAACCCAGTACCCGACTCCACATCTAGTTGAAGGCTGTGCTGTGCCGAGCGTTTGAGGTTATTTGTGCCTGTTGGCAATGCTCTCCATGACCGTAACCACTTTTGAACATCGCCGTTATCAGCGTAAACATCTAAACTCATCTTGTAGATGTTGCCATTTTCAAAGTCGCCAACAATGGTGTTGCCACCAAAGTTGCATTGGCAGTTGCTGCGGTGACGAGTAAATTCACCGTTGTCCCACCCAGCACGCTCGTGCCATGCCTGTGTGGACACATCGTAGACCCAAGTGGCATTGCCAGTGGGGAATGTCAGCACATAAAAAGCATGGCCCTCTTGCTGGTAGGTGTAGGCAATTGCGTCCGAGATGTTGCCGTACTGGGCAATAGCATACTCAATGGCATGGGTAGAAACCCTAACGCCAGTGTAGCCGTTGGCGCGGTAAACGATTCCCTGCCCACGGGCATCCGTGCCGAGCCAGAATAGGGCATTGTCCAGCTTTGCCACAGAGAATGCACTCACACACCCAATTTCGTTAAAAGCCCCTTGGATGCGCGTTAAAGGGAAGTCAGCCAGTCCAGCGTCATACCAGACTTCAATCGAGTCAGTGCCAAACATCCACGCTTCGCGGTGATCTACATTGATGGCTACCAGTCCATCGGGTGAGCCTTCTGTGCTGGCAAAATCTAATGGGTCAACTGACAAACCATCAAGCAAAGATGTCACCCAGACCTTTTGACTGTCAGGTTCATTGAACACAAAGTAACCGTCTAAGTAGCCAACCGTCACTGCGCCAGGAAAGTCAGGATCGGTGATTTGCTGGAATATGTTGGTGACTTCGTTGTAGATGTAGCTGTCAGGGTTGCAAGCCAAGAACATCTGTGTGCCATTGTCAGCAATCGACACTTGACCAGTACCAGTCACATTGCCCAAAAAGGTAGGCGTGGCGGTCATTCCTGTGACTTTGTAGAACTCATTGCCCGACACGACATAGAAGTCGCTGCCGTTGGTTTGGTGCGCCCACAGCGCCCGAATTGGGCCTGTGCCTATGGTCTGCAAGAACTCTAACCCCGGCGCACGGTTAAAGAATCCCGCAGTCTTACCCCCATCGGGGGTAGCCTCTGGGAAAAGGTTTACAAGTCGGTTATCCGCAGCATTGACACTGCGTGCGACATAAGACGCGCCCAGAATCGGTGTTTGCATTAGTAGTTACCCGCATAGACGTTAAACCGTTGACGAGTTGCTATGAGAGAGTAAGGCATAGACATGATGTCATCAGGGTTGTTGATGCGTTTCAAGTTGCGCTTGCTAGTCATGGCAATACGGGTCACTTGGGGGCTGGGTTCAACACCAAACTCAGGTGCAATCTCCATTGCCAAGTTGTAGACAAACGCACGCAGGTAGCCCGGTGGGAATGTCAAATTGGTTACTAAAGTGGCTGGGTTGGTTAATTCATCAACCGAGATAAAGTGCCACTCCAAGTCCCGTGTGGGCTTTGGGTACACCGTCATCGTAGCGTCAGGGTAGGTCATGTTGACAAAGATGACCTGCGGGTAGGTGGAAGTAACAGTTTTTACAGCAATACCATCGTACTGTTGCTGATTGATAAACTTGATGCCAAAAGACACATTTGTGCCGGGATCACGGTAGTAAGTGGCATCGTCAAACAGGACTGGGCGATTGCCTGAAAAGTTACCACTTGGGCCAAGTGTGCGAGTAATTTGACCCGCAGGCCATGTGAAGATTTGATCTTGGGTGCTGAATACAGATA